ACGAACCCGGCGCGATTCGCTGGCTTCTCAACCATCGGCGTAAACACGTCGGCGTCTACGCAAGCAGGAAGCCAATGAGCGTTGACGCCCTGCTGCCTTAGCCAGCTCATGTCAACTTCGTCTTGCGTAAACACATAGTCAAAACACTGGAACTGCTCAGCCATTCCGCTTATACTATAACACTGGTATGACCCACTTCCGTACTTGTGTACATTTTGCTGCAACCAAGGTTGCCCAGCCCTTGCCCAGGCAGCACAGCCAAACGGATCAGCGGAAGACTCGTAACAGATCCCTATGAGCTTCTTGCCTGTAGCCTTCTTGTAAGCCCTTATGGCGTCGCATTTCGCCTGCGTACCGAAGATCTCTGTCCTGTGATGCTCGGGGCCGATCATGACTATAAATTGTGAGCTCGTAGAGAACAGGTCTTGCAGGTTCGGATTGTGCCAGCTTACGATGTCTCCTGGCCTACCTAACATTCCTAGCTTCTGAAAGGCGTTTATATAGCCTCTCGTATAGGTCCAGGCGTTGTGCGGATTATTGTAAACGTAGACGTCAAATAGTGGCATTCATCCAGCCTTTGTTGTTTGATTTTTTATTCTGCCTATCCCATTTTCGAAAGGCATAGAGCCAGAACGGCCTCCGGCGTTTTGCCTATTAACGACTCACAGTTCTCGCTAAAGCCCATCTTCCTGATACTCACGCTGTCTGGACAGTTCAATTCATAAATGAACGGATTACTAGGACAGGTCGAGGCGAGGACACTCATCCCAGAGCTGACGCCGACTATCCCTCGAACCCTGTTAAGCAACGCCGCTGACCGTCGCCAGGACATCCCACGACCATCCACGGTCCTTGTATAAATCCTTTCCTGCTGGCCAGCCAGACTGATAACATAGATTTTTCCGACACATAAGTCACAGAATTTCTGGAAGTCAGCCGGCGGCCAGCCATAGGGACGCGGGTGCGAGTAGCTGTAACACTCGAGGGCAATAGCTCTATTTGGGTCTACGCCAGTCCTCTGTAGGAAGCTGGTAACCCAGTCTTCATCATCCTTATCCGTAACGGCAACCGGCTTCCTACCGCCCAAGAGGTTCAAGTCGACGATTCCGGCGTTATGTGCATACTGATCGAAGATGTTCGGTAGCGTCCATTTGTGGCTCGGCAGCCAGGTATGGAAGATGACCGCCGGCGCCAGCTTGAAATCAATACCAGATAACGAGAACAGTTTCTCAACGTAAGCCTTCCTCCAGTCAGAAACGGTAGGTACCGAATAAAACTTGTCTATGTATGGGTTATATCTGTGAATTTCCGCGTACTTATCTCCTGCTACGTAAATGATGGCCGCCTGTGGATACTTGAGGCGGTAATGCCTCAGAACTGGCGTGGCGTATAGCGTGTCGCCGAAATGCTCCGTCTGCTTTAGGATGATCGTCGGGCTCTTCTTCGTGTCCAAGGCGAACTGCCTAGCCTGATCGAAGACGTTCAGAACCTGATTTGGAACTGGCCCCATTTGCTTATTTGTCATATGACTTCTGCTCGTGTAATTCTGAATTATACCGACAGTTCGCCTCATTCTTTATCTCGAATCTCTGATCGTTTAGCTTGTAGATATTTCTAGCCAGTTCTATGAATTCCGCGTCGAACTGCTTTATAGACTCTTTCTTCCAGATGGCGTCTACCGCGTCCCAAAGCTCTGAATTGACGTCGATGAGCCTCTGAATGATTGGCTCACATCCTGGCAAGTCAATCATCAGTACTTCAAGAACAGCCAGTTCCTTGTTGACGTGAAGCAGCTTTGCCTCATCGCCGATCCTAACCTTCTTGATGCGTAGTACGGAGATCTTATCCAGCAGCTCGCCAACTGATATGTCGCACTTCATATGCCACCTAGATAATCTAATCACTGTACCCTTTATTGTACTGATCAAAGCGCTGCCCCACGAATCCGCCATACGGGAGATGTGGAGGAAACGGATGATCAAAGTCATGGACGCAACAGTCATCGCATACAAGAGGCCAGACTCTCTCACGCAGGAAATCAAGATCTTTACAGTATTTTGGAGCGCCGTCTCCAAAGCTGCGCCATGCCGCCATTAGCTTAGGTACGTCTATCACACCACCCTTGATTCCCCACATCCCTCCGAAGATAGGGTAGGATGGATTATGATGGTTGCGATGATCCCGCATGACGTGACATGATTTGCCTGAATGGATCCAAGCTTCGACGGCCGCCTTCTCCCTGAAGTTGATCCTGCTATCGCTGTCCCTGAACACGACAAATCCAGCAGTATCAGACGCGGGTAAGAACCGCCAGAACATTCCACTTTCAAGGCCTAAATCCATCTCGACAACCTGACAGCCAAAGTCGCGCAGTTGTCTTAACGCTTCTTGCGATACCTGCTTGACATGCACTCTAAGAATCCAGCCTGGATAGATCTTCTCCATAAGCTTCGCGTTTTCTAGGGCTCCTATCACATAGGTTGGGTCGTCGCCGTAGACAGACATTGAGACGATGTTCATGACCTGTATGAGATCGACAACTAGCAGACCATACACTAGCTACTCATCATATTATGAACGTCGTCTCGATGTTAAATACGCAATACAAATACCTTCTGAATCTCTTTTTCTTATGGACTATTAAGGAATATGTCAATAAAAGCACTCCATTTAATATTTATGGTCATCGCAAATCACTTTAAAATAATAGATAAAAAGAAAGGGGCCACGTTGGCCCCTTTCTTAGATACCTTAAGCAGGAACAATCACGCCGCCAGCAGCCAGAACTTCAGAAGCCGTAAAGCTCTGGTCAGTTCGCATAATCACGAGGTTGAGTATAACGAACTCAGCCGCGCGAACCGGTTTGAGGTAAACGGAGACCCATAACTCGTTTCGATCAACTCGCTCGCTCGAATTGTTCGTGTCATCGCAGACCACCTTAAAGCCATACAGCCCCCGGCGAGCCTGCACGTCTGCCAGGAACGGCTCACAGACACCCCCAACCCTGGCCCTGGTGATCTTATCATTCGGCTCGAAGACAAACTGCCTCAAGGCTCGGACCAGCACCTTCTTGAGGTAGATCAAGAGCATTCTGACATTCACCCTATCCAGCGCCGTTGCCCTTCTCTGCAACGTCCTTTGGCCCCAGACTGTAATTCCGTCCTGGGTGAAGTTCACGATAGGGTTGACTGCGTTTCCGCTTCCGTAGAGTAGGTTCCGTTCGCCAAGAGTGGTGTTGTATTCCACGTCCAGCGGGGTCAGTAGATGACCACGATTAAGACCCGCAGGAGCGAACCATGTCTCTGCGTCCCTGGCCGTCTTAGCGAAGACCCCAGCCACATGCCCGCTCGGAGGAATCCAGACGTTCTGGCCGCTGAATTGATCGAAGATCTTCAGCCAGCTGTAATAGAGGGCACCATATGAGGAGTTTATGGCAGCCGCCAGGTCGCTGGAGAGCATGCCATTATGCCAGTCGACGACCTGCTGCGGGCGCAGCCCATAGGGCGGATCGACGATGTAGAGCATGTCGCCGCGGGACTCGCAGAGCTGCAAGCCCTGGCCGATGACTGCCCCAGAACTGACTCCAGGAACCAATAGCAAGTTTACGTCGTACTCATCAGGATTCTGGAACGCGAACAGACCGGTCGAGAGGGCCGGATTGCCGATGATGGCTCGGTCCAGCTCCGAACTGAAGGTAGCGTCACTCGGAATTCCGTTAGCCGTCCCAGGCGCTCCGCTACTGCGTTCCCACTGGAAGGTGCGCCTGCTAAGAGCGCCAGGATTCCTGATCTCAAAGGTAACCGTATCAGCTGGATCGCTACCCAAGAAGGCCGGCCGGTCCTCAAAGTTGTAGAACGAATTCCCGTTCACGCCTCCCAGCGAGGAGTTCTCGTTGACGATGTTTCCAAGCCACCTCTCGTTGCTCTCGTCGAAGCTGACGTTGTCGACGCTGTCCTGAGAGATGCCGGACGCGTCAACGATAGTAAGGACATACTTGCCGACATCGCCGGCGGAGGCGCGCACGATGTCGGTCCCCAGCGTCAAGTAGTAGCCGTCCATCCAGGTCCCCGGCGACTTGGCCACGACCCAGCCGACGATGTTCTCAAAGTAGGCACTGTCTGCGATGCACTGGGCGCTGCCAGGCGCCGTCTCGCACGACAGAGGCGTGGCCGGAGTCACCATACCAGGCTCAGGCAGCTCGACGCGCGGGTCGGAGAAGCCACGGTAATTGCGATAGTACGGGTAGAGGATACCGACCGTCTCGGCGAACCGCAGGCTCTCAATGTTGCTGGCGGAAGCCTCGAGCTTGAGCAGGTCGAGCTCCGTATCATCAATCGTCACAATAACCAGCCTGTTGTCGCCGTCAGCAACGGTGAGCACGAAGCTCTCAAGATACCTCTGGCCGAGGTAGACGCCGGCGGAATGGATCGCCGCCGCTATTAGAGACGCGGTAACGGCCAGTCCAGTGGGAATCGAGATGTCGAACGTCTGGACCGCCGTGTTGCTAGTCACCGTCAGCTTAATTCGATCATTTGCCGTCGTGATGACAAAGGTCTCCGGCTGGGCGCCGACCAGGCAGCTTCGAGGAATGTCATAGGCCCAGAGCGTCGACCCGACCTCAAGAGCCCATCCTTCCGTATCGACGATCTGAATGCGATGACCTTCCGTCTCCGTGATAATCTGAGGGACTCCGTCGGAGACGATCGCGCCATACCGCACGCCAGCGCCGACCACGATATTGAAGGCTGCCACGAACGCGGCGTTAGTCGTGTAGGTGGCTACCGGCATCGTGAACGGGCCGCCGGATCCGCCGCCGCTCAAACCCTCAACCGCGATGTTGAAGTGCCTGTTATTCGGATGGACCTCAAAGCTGAATACGTCCCCGGACTCAAGAGGGCACAAGCCAGTCACCACGACCGTGCAAGTCAAGCCAGTCGCGTCAGCTCCGAAACCGATGGGGAACGAGAGCGACGTACCAATCGGTGCCCCGCTATCGTTCAAGGTGCCAGTCTGAATGACCGCGCCGTCGCTGTTCCGGATGACAGAATAATCGGCTCCCTGCACGCTAGGGGCACCAAAGGATCCGCCAGGCCCCTCAGTGATCAGAATGGTGAAGCTGTCATCAATCGAGCCAGTATAGGCGCCGGTAAACTGAACGGTCGCATTGGTCGTCCCACAGGAACTCGGCGCGTCGATGTCGGTGTAGTTAACGTTGTCGACGGAGGCATCATGGAACTCATAGGGCGCGTCAGCCGTGCAAGCCCGCAACCGGATTCTACCGAAGTCGATACCTTTGAAGAGCGGAATGCGACCGAAGCCTTCAACGTTAGCGCCACTGGTATCAATGCAGACGTCAGAGAGCTCCGTCGGCTGTCCGTCCTCGCATTCGACGCCAGCCCTCAGGATGAACGCCTCATTCCCCTGCTCAAAATAGCCAAGGGCCGCGAACCCAAGGTAAGAATCCAAGATCGGGTTGCCGAAGATGTCGATGAACTGCTCAGCCGAGGAAACGTATATAGGCTTCCCCATCTTCCCCTTCTGGGCAGCCCCGATCATGGCTGGCCGGGAGGTACTCACGTTAGCAGGGATCAAAGAAATATCTATCTCCCTTGGGAAAACACCTGCAGAGAGGAATACTGGCATCGCCTTTCTCCTAACATTCTTGATCTCAACTGCAAGAAATCCACTTTTGCAAGCTTACTGATATCTTTGATTTGGGGCTACATGATCGTATAAAGATCCGATCGTAATGTGAGAGGGGCTTGCTCAGAGATGATAAAGGCGAAATTCAACAAACTATTGTAACACACCCACAAGATTCTGAATCGCCACATTACGCCTGATCAATTCCCACCACCCTGATGTGACCGCGCTTCTGGAGGTTCGTGAGCTGATCCCAGTCCAAGTGGTTCTTAGGAATCTTGACTGTCTTCTTTCCCTTGAGATAGATAGACTGCTCGTGCATGAAGAAGTCAGCCCCCTTCGGCGGCTTCTTGCGGATGATCACCATCTGGCTTTGAGGATTGTAAAGCGTAACTAGCGGGCCGCCAGACTGCTCCTCCTTCACCTGCTTGATCTCGCGCTGAGAAAGCTGCCTTTCCTTGGCCATGATTCACCCCAATTAGAGCTCTATCGGAACGACTCCCAATTGCGCTTGAAGGATCTCGCCACCCTCTTCCTGCAACGTCTGAACCTTGCCAAGGATCGACGGCATGAGCTTCTCCGGAAGAGGCAGCCATGCCTCAGCCGTCATGCTCAGGTCGTAACGCACCTTCGCCTGCAAGTCCCTCGCGGCCTCTATATCGCTGCTGTCGGTGCAGCCGTTGTACTTCATGATGAGATTACCCTGCATGAATCCATCCGCTATGTGAATCTCAGCCAGAGGGTCAAATCTCGTCATGAGCTGATAACTTATGTACTCATTGTCAGCCTTAAATTCTGACCAGTAAGATAGCTGATACTCCACCAGAAACTGCCTCGGACGGTAAGTTAAGACCAGACGAGATCCAGGATTGTCGGCGAAGCGCTTATTCATCCTTATGTAAGGCGGACTAAACTTTTCCGCGTGAAACTCCACGTTGTTCCTATGTACTGACAAGACCGGCAGCTTGACGCGTCCCTCAATCAAATCCTGCTTCCACACCAGGATCGTCTTGTCGCCTCGCGGGACCCTGATAGTCACCTTCTTGACGCCGTCCTTGGTTGGCACCACCAAATCTGACAACCATGTCTTTATGGCGTTGTCTACGGTCTCAAACCCGACAGCTAGCATGTTCCTGACGTCTTCAGGCCCAACGTTTATCTTGTCGTAGGCTATCTGCGTCTTACCAGTCAAGTCTGGAAGCTGGATGAGCGGCGTAAATTGCGGCTTAGACTCTGGAGCGCCAGGCGGCGAGTTAGTTCGTGCCGTGAAGTCAAATTGATATAATGACATCAGGAGATCCCCTGGCCTTTCAGAATCTTTAACGCAGCCGCCTTGCTTTGAAGCTTGTTTGCCAAAGTCGCGAACGGCCTGGTCCCGAGAACCTCTTCAGCCATAGCCGCGTTAGCTACAACCTTATCAGCGGACGAGACGAAGACGGTCGTTATGACCTTCTTACCATCCCTCTTGACCTCATAGCTTGGCGCGACTCTCATTAATGACGTCTTCTTGATCTCCTCAACGGAGCCTAAGGCAAGAGCGCCAGCAATTCCTTCAGCCCGTTGGCTAAGATCTCTATTGAGAGCCTCCTTGAGGTCATTTATAGACCGTACTGGTTTCCTCATTAGAATCGTTCCCTATTTGAGCTTCGTTTGTTCTCTTTAAGGGCGAGTTCATGAGCAAGCGTCCCCTTGTGCCAGCCCTGTGCGACGATCCACGCCGCAAACCGATCCACGACACGCGCATGGACGCTGTTGTGAAAGCCATATCCGCGTTGATCTGGACTCAAGAAGGATGTGCAATATGTATGTGCCACCTCATGCGCCACAGTGAGCCACGACGCATCATCCATATTGATAACAATATGGTCGAATCCGGCCTGCGTAGGCCGACATCCGTATACCGGACACAGACGGACAGGAGGACGAGGGCCTGGCGGACCAGTTTTGACGCCCCGGAGCGGAATATTGTGCGCTCTCGCAAGGCGACGAATGCCTTCCGATACTTCATCCCATGCCCCGCGTGGCAATTGTTCGTCCAGCTCTGGCCATCTATTTGCTTCGTCTACATAGTATTTTAACATGCCTCCCTTGGCTATCGGTATATCTTGAAGGTCCCCGCTGCGATGCTTCCTAACTTCATCAGAAACGAGAAAGGAAAGCTTCATTTTGCGTCGTTTCCTATCGACTTATCGCCAGTTATGGTCTCAACTAGGGCTGAAAAGTAGAGCCAGCGATACATGAAATTCCCAGTATCCTGTGAGTCAAGCACCCGGTACTTGCGAGCACTTCCAAGGCCGGTCGAGTTGTGCGGGATGATGATCAGGTCTCCCGGCCTGATCATCCTGTCCTGCCCAAACTGTCTTAAGATCTCGGACCTGGCAAAGACGATGGTCGTAGCGTTCGGCGCGTCCACGCCCCATTTAGTCAGCTCGAGCTGGATCGGCTCCGGCTTGAAATAAGCCTTAAGCAAGATTCCGTTCTTATATGTCGGATTCGGGTCCTCATCCCAAGTCTTGTTTATGTCCTCATTGTCAGTCCTGGCGAGGACCCGGACCCAGGCGCCAGAAATATGAATAGCTTCCTCAGCGAACCTCTCAGCGTAACCGATATCCGGCTTGAGATGATTGTAGACGGCGATCGGCGTAAATACCTTCTCTATGTCGGTCCTGTTGTCAGGAACGTCATCAATGCTTATAATGCGTTCTTCGATAGAGAAATTGAAATCGTGAACCATATTAAACCTCTTCTCCCTTCAAAAATTTTCTAGTCCAGGCATCTGCCCTTGACTTCAGGGTAGCCATCCAGTTAGTATATTTATTAGCAATCCCTGGGTCGCTCATTATTGCTTTCTCTCCCTCAGGCCATCTACCCTCAATAACGTCTTTAGCATATTGATAGGCAGAATATGGGTCGTTCGCTATCGCTTTCTCCCCCATAGGCCATCTGCCCTCAATAACGTCTTTAGCATATTGATAGGCAGAATATGAGTCGTTCGCTATCGCTTTCTCTCCCATAGGCCATCTGCCCTCACCATATACGTCCTTGATGAATGAGGCATATTGATAGGCAGATTTTGGATCACTTGCTATC